GCTCAAATCGATAAATAAAAAGAAAACGGTTAAAGATGGCAGACTCAGATCCTAAATTAGCTCCCCATAACGTAGAAAGTGCTGGTTTTAAAGGCGGAAGTGTAAAAGGACAGTATGATGTAAGCGCTCAAGCACGAAAAAAGGCTGCTGCAAACAGCAATACAAGTCAATCTCCACTCGCTGCTGGTTAAAAAACACTCAAAAAATTTTAAAGACCCTTTAAAAGGGTCTTTTTTTGTGTCTAAATAGAATTTGAATAGTATATTTGTCCATAATGAAGTTAAAAAATACGCCATTTGGCGGTTTTAAAGATGGTTTTATAGAAAAACCAGAAGAAGATGAGACAATTTTGCGTGAAGTTGTTGGTGATGACGCTAATGACAAGAAAAGAAAACAAAATTTGAGTGAATAATGGCAAAAGTAGATAGACAACTTGTAACAAAAACTCCTTTTAGAGATATTAGTCTGTCATTTAGTCGCCATCCTGTGACAAATGACATCGGTGTCTTCACAAATGAGGATGCAATCAAGAGATCTGTCACAAATTTAGTAAGAACAAGAGTAGGTGAAAGGTTTTACCAGAAATTATTAGGTAGTCCTCTTGAAGATACTCTATTTGAGCAGCAAGATCCAGACGTTGCTCAAGTTTTAGAAGATGATATAAAACTTTTATTAGAGAATTACGAACCTAGAGTTAGTAATTGTTCTGTAACAGTGCTTTTTCCGCTTGATACTAACCAATTAACTTGCAATATCACTTATGATATTACTGGGATGCAGTTCCCACAGCAAAATATAGAATTTATTCTCCAATCAACTAGAGTATAATGTCGTTTAACCAGTTTACAAACCTAGATTTCGCTGATCTTAGGGCTCAAATTAAAGATTATCTTCGAGTAAACAGTGATTTCGCTGATTTTGACTTTGAAGGATCAAACTTTTCTACTCTAATTGACCTTTTAGCGTATAACTCTTACATTACTGCTTATAATACGAACATGGCAGTCAATGAGTGCTTCCTTGATAGCGCTACATTGCGTGAAAATGTCGTTTCTCTCGCTAGAAACATTGGTTATGTTCCAAGATCCTCTAGAGCTGCACAAGCTGTAGTTGATTTTACTGTAGATTTAGGTACTAATGACACAAAAATCTTAACTTTGAAGGCTGGACAAGTCGCTTTAGGTAATCAGTTAGGAAGTAATTACATATTTTCAATTCCAGATGACTTTGTAGCTACAACAAACGATAATAATACTGCTACTTTTAGTAATTTAAGAATTTATGAAGGAATTTACCTTCAAAAATCATTTGAAATAGATTATTCTCAACCAAATCAAAGATATATTCTTCCAAACTCAAATATTGACACAACTTCTATCCGTGTTACTGTTTCTTCGACAACAGATGAGATTTATACGCTCTATAATAACATTTTGAAGGTAGATGACACCTCTAAATTATTTCTAATTCAAGAAATTGAAGATGAACAGTATGAAATTTTATTTGGGGACGGAATTATTGGTAAAAAACCTCCAGCTGGAGCTATTGTAACTGTAACTTACATCGTTACCAACGGAAAAACTGGAAATGGTGCTAGAAACTTCTCATTTGTTGGTATTTTGAAAGATGATACTGATAAAACAATCTCACAAGGTATATCAGTATTAAAAACATCCCAAAAATCTGAAATGGGTGACAACGTTGAAGATATTAGTTCAATCAAATACTTGGCACCTCGTATATACTCTTCACAATACCGTGCAGTGACCGCCAATGACTATACAGGTATAATTCCATTCGTATATCCTAACGTTGAATCTGTGACCGCCTACGGTGGAGAGGAACTAGATCCCCCTGAGTTTGGAAAAGTGTTTATTTCGATAAAACCGAAGAACGGTTCTTTCCTTTCACAGATTACGAAGGACGATATATCCAGACAACTAAAACAATATTCAATTGCTGGTATTAAACCAGAAATTATCGATCTTAAGTATCTTTATGTTGAAGTTGATACTTCTGTCTACTATAACACTAACGCAACGTCTGATGTGACTGAATTAATTAGTAATGTTACCAAAGCTTTGACTACATATTCAAATTCATCTGATATTAATGCTTTTGGTGGTAGATTCAAGTATAGTAAAATTGTAGGATTGATAGATGACTCTGCTAGAGGAGTTACATCTAACATTACTAGGGTAAAGATGAGACGTAATATAACTCCTGAGCTCAATACGTTTGCAACTTATGAACTTTGCTACGGAAATGCTTTTTACGACCAACCAAATGGGTATGGCGTGCGATCCAGTGGATTTACGGTAAGTGGTATTGATGGAACATTGTATATGGGTGATATTCCTACTGCTGGGACGACTGTTGGAAAAATAGTTTTCTTCAAACTTGTAAATAATCTACCTTTGATCGTTAAGAACGATGCTGGGACTGTAGATTACATTCATGGAGAGATTAATCTAGATGTGGTAAATATAACAGGTGCAACATTGGAAAGTGGAGTTATTGAAGTTGAAGCAATACCCGATTCTAATGATGTTATTGCTTTGAAAGATTTGTATTTACAATTAGATGTTTCAAACAGCACAGTTAAAGCTTTACCTGACGTTGTTTCCTCTGGTGAGAACACTTCTGCAACAGCATACGTCACAACATCCAGTTACGCTAGCGAATCAATCTATACAAGATAAATGACAGATATCAAAAGAGTAAAAATCTCTCATGTAATAGAATCGCAGATTCCTGAGTTTCTAACTAGCGAATCTCCTCTTTTTACAAGTTTTTTAACTCAGTATTATCAATCACAAGAACACCAATCTGGTGTAGCTGACTTAGCAAACAATCTAGCTGAGTACAGACAGATTGGTGCTTTTAATGCCGAGTCATTAGTTGTATCAACTGAGTTAACTGATAATGTCTATGCTGGTGATCCTACTATAAGAGTGACTTCCACTACTGGATGGCCTCAGAGTTATGGTTTGTTGAAAATAGATAACGAAATTATTACATACACCAATAAAACTGATACTTCGTTTATTGGATGTTCTAGAGGATTCAGTGGAATAGATCAAATATCCAAAGAAGATGCAGCCGAGTTTCTTAACTTTTCAGAAACCAATGCTGAGGTACATCTTGTTGGTGCAACAGTTCAAAATTTAAGTAATCTCTTTTTACAAACATTTTTTACTAAATTTAAGACAGAATTTTTACCTGGCTTTGAAAATAGAAGTTTTATAGAAGGGACTTCGGTTACAAACATACTTACAAGGGCAAAAGACTTCTATATGTCCAAAGGAACTGATTCCTCATATCAGATTCTGTTCAAACTTTTATATGGTGAGAATATTGATATTCTCAAACCAATTGAAAGTACTATTATACCTTCTGAAAACGTATATTTTAAAACTAAGCACGTTCTTGTCGAAAACTTGTTTGGTGGTCAACCATTAGAGACTGTAGGTAACTTCTTATATCAAGATATTGCTGGAATTGGAACTGCGAGTGCTTCAATTTACAATGTAGAGTATAGACCAATCAATCAGGTTGATTTTTATGAAATATCATTAGACTCAACATCATTTGACGGATCTTTTCAAGTGCCTGGTAAAACTAAGGCTTTAGAACTGACCCCAGCAGAAGCTCCAACACTAGTTGTTGACTCTACAGTTGGTTTTGGTCAAAGTGGAACATTATTAGTCAAACCTAGAGAAGGTGCAAACTATCTAACTCTAAGATACACTGACAAAACCATAAATCAGTTTTTAGGTGTTACTGGTATTACAACTTCTTTGGTTTTTGGTGCCGATATACTCGAAAACAAATTGGCATATGCTTATGCTGGTTTTGGTCAAACATCATTGTTGCAATTTAGACTTGTAAACGTAATTGATGAGGTGGATACCTCTGACTCCACAAATATGCAAGTTGGAGACAGTCTTAAGCTTCTTTCATTCGGTAAAGACTATGGAGATGATGCAAAATTCAACAATTGGATATACAATGTTCCATCTAGTCATAATGTATCTAATGTCAGTCAGGTAAACGTCAATACTTTCAGAATTACCATATTTGACTTATGTGTTTTCTACATTGATGAAGTTTTAATATTAAAGAATGCTGATAACGAACAAACAGAGATAACTGTCAAACAAATTGAGTATGATTCTACTAATGTAGAACAAATTTACTCAAATACTATTGTTGTTCAAGCTACAGGCACTATTCCTTCAAATGCAAATGTTATAACAAAAACTGTTACCAAGGCATCTCATAATACCAACTATTTTACTGAGGTATCTAATTTTCCAGTAGGTATTCAAAACAGTTATATTGATAAAGATCAAAAGTTCTTCTATGTAACTTCTTCTGGTCTACCCAACTATCCAATCTTTGCTACAGACAATAAAGTCTTTGTAAGAACTAGTTCTGTAGAGGTTGTGGACGGATTTGGCACGCCTTTACTAGGTGGAGGGTTTACTTATACCATTCAATCATTTGACTCTGCCAACGTCACTCT